ACTTTCGATGCGTCCGCTGTCCTTGTAGAACCGGATGTACTGATGCCCGAACTCCAGGATGTACGCCTGTTCCGCGTTGAACTCGAACCGCACCAACCGGGAGCGCTTCGTGGAGTCCTTCGTCTCAGCCACCCAGTGCGTCCCCGGACGACGCAACGCGCCCCCGTGCGTGAGCACGAGCCAGTTCTCCAGGGCACGGACCGCGCTGATGTAGCGCGGAATGTCCACGCGTCCGTCCAGGCGATCGCTAAACTCCCCGGCGGTGAACGTGTTCTGGAGCGGATGTCCGATGACTTCAGCCACGATTACCGATCACGGGACAACTCATCATTGACCCACGCCTCGGGCGTGCCTTCCTGCCCGTCCATCGTGCGCGCCTCACGAAGCTTCGCCTCATACAACGTGTAGAACTGCTTGGACTTGTCGAGGCTGCCCGTCACGGGGAAGGCGAATCGCGCCGTCAAGCGCGCGGCCAGAGCCTCAAGAAACAACGGGCTGAAGAGCGTGGGGTCCGTCACCTCGGCGATGTACAACACCTGGGCCGTCGTTTCGTCAGTGAGCAGCTTGCCGCGCTCAACCTTCCAGACGAGTCCCTCGGTCTCTTCGTTCATGCGCCACACGCGCAGACACTTGGGGGCGGTGGGCAACTGATACTGGAAGGCATAGCCCCACACGGGCACGGCCGCCTCACGCGCCAACGACGCACGCTCCATCGCGAAGTTCCATGGGTGCGCCGCGAGCACGACGTTCCGCGTCAGTGCATAGAACGCGTTGGACAACAGCGCTCCCTTGGACGTGTCCGTAAAAGAAAGGATGGGCGACTGCCCCAACTCCATGAGCGCGATCGAGCAAATCTGGACTTCGGAGGCCATGGTCTATCCCCTGCGGCCGAGACGACGCGCAATGATGATGTAGTTGGCGGGGGCGCTCGCGGGAGTCCCGCTAAAGTCCAGGGTCGCGTCCACTCCAAGGATTGCGTAGCTGCCAGGGTTCGCGTCCAGGATGCGATCCGCCAACACGCTGGCGGTGGCTCCCGTGATCGCGTACACGCCAGGCTCCAGGTCCAACGAGAACGCGCCACCGCCAGCCGCGAACACCAAGTCCGCGTCGATGCCCGTGATCGCGTACGTACCCGGCGCCAACACGAGTATCCGGTCAGCCAGGAGGAACGTTGGCAGACCGGTGAGGGCGTACGTACCCGGGACCAGCGTCAACATCCGGTCAGCTAACGGCGTGAGGGCCACGCCCGAGACCGCATACGAGCCCGGGTCCAGGATGAGGAAGCGCCCCAGCGATGGAGTCAGAGTGGAGCCCGTGATCGCGTACGTGCCAGGCGCCAGCGTGAGCATCCGATTCGCAAGCGTCGTGAGCGCCACACCCGAGAGGACATAGCTGCCCGAGCCCAAGTCGAGCGAGAACGCTCCAGCGGTCGCCGGCCGCAGGGCCACTGTGACACAGCGCCAGCGCGAGTTACCCCAGCCCGTCCAGTTGGCTGGGTTCTCGGTCCCCGGCGATGCGATGGCTTTGGTCGCGCCGCCCGTGGTCGAGTTGCGCGTGTCATCCGCAAGGATATCGATTTGATTCGTGTAGCCCGAGGGGGCCGTCACGGAGGCGTCGTTAAGGCTGCTGATCGTACAGGGGACCACCCAGGCGTTCGCCGTCGCGGTGTCGATCTGGGCTGGGTTTGGGTTGGTACTACTCCCGTTGACGTGGACCGGGGCCGCATCTTGGGGCGTCGTCGGGTCCACGCCGTGGAAGATGTACGCGCAGTAGGTCACGCCTTCCGAGGCATCGCCGCCACCCACGCCGACAACCTGCGTGTCCGGGGTGGAGCCCATCTTCTTGAGCCAGACCCCGAACGTCAGTTGAAGGTCATTGGCCTCAGTGAAGATTTGCGTGTAGCCGCTCGTGCTGATCGCGGCTTGCCTGGCGGTGTCGCTGACGGGACGATCATGGCCTCCCCACACGAGGACGTAATCGCCTGCGACGACGACGCCGCCCCCCGGGAAGACGAGCGTGACATCGCCACCGTCGAGCGCCGTACCCTCCAGGGCGCCTCCGGCGACGAGGGTGATATCCATTGAGGCTTCAGACGCCCCTTAGCGCATACACGCCCGGGTCGATCGACAGTTCAAAGTGCCGGCGCCGACACACGCGGCAGCGCGCCATCGTCAGACCGGGCTTGCCTGCGACTTCGTCCGTGCAGTCCACCCGGTTCGATAAGTCTTGGCAGCAGGGTTCCATGAACACCTTTCGTTAGGCGATCGTGAAGATCGTGCCGGTCGTGTCACTGCCGTTGAACTTCGCTGAGAAGGTCTCGCCGTTCCCGAGAGTCAGGTCGGAACCGTAGTCCCAGAACGCGATCAGACGATCTATCGCGTCGTCGTTATGGAGGACCACGTACCGAAAGGACTGCCAGTCCGCCGCGCCGGCCGTCCATACGGCCTTCGTGCCCGTCAACGTGCCGGTGCCAGCGGCCTCGGCCCACGAGTTCAGGGTGTCGATGCCAAGGGCGGTATACCCGGTCCCGGTTGGCTGGGTGATGTCCCCAAGGACGGCATCCGATGCCGTGGGCGGGTCCGTCGAGCGCGCCAACGCCACACGAAGTGTATGCGTGCTCAGATTATGGACAGCGAGCCCCAACTGCTCAACGAAGTCCTGAATTTTGGTGTAAGTTGCCATTACTCTCTCCCGAACGCGAACAGGTACACGCTGATCGACGCACCCGCGCCCACCACACTCAAGCGCGGGCGAATGATGACCGTGTGGTCAAGGATTTGGCGAAGCGCCTTGTCCGTAAACGACAACGGCTTCTCCCACGGATCGAGCAAAATCTCCGGGGAACCCGGAGACACGTCCAGGTCATCGCGACCTTCGATCACCACCGTCGCCCCGCCGAACGTGCCGTAGACATGCACCGACCGATCGGCCCACCCGGGGACTACGTAGTCCGCCCCAGTGGGGTCTTCGGTCGTCAGCGTCCACTGCACCACACGCCGTCGATGCGTGACGACCTGCAGCGCGTCCGACACGACCTGAACCAAGGCCATGATTAGCCTAGGCCGGCCGTCTTCTTCAGGACCGCATACGCAGCCGACAGCGCCTCATACTTCGAGGACACCTCGACCAACGCCGCTGACTTCACGTCCAGAGCCTTCTGGACACGATCCAACTCTTCGAGCTTCGGGTCCAGCGTGCTGAGATAGTCTGCCTTCACCTGAGCGTCCTGCACGAGATCACTTACCGCACGCTCAATCTCGTTCGCGTGCGCTCGGATGTCTGCCAGTGACTTGTTCATCGTCGTCATGTCTCCTCAGTCCAGTGGGGCGCCCACGCGATCACTCGCGCAGGCGCCCCGTGATGGACTCTGGGTTAGTCCACCAAGTAGTCGATGTGGCCCTTCAGGACCGAGTCAGCCGTCCACGCGGCTGCCGCGTTGAGCGCCTGCACCACCTCGCGAGCCGTCAACACCGCCCCATAGTTCTGCGCCAGCGTGTCCGCCAGACGGAACACGGTCAGCGCGTTCGTCACGGCGGCCACGAAGTACTTGCCCGTGGTGCCCGTGATGCCGATGGCAGTCGTCGCCGTCGCGCCCTGAGCGGTGCCCCACACGAACTGTCCGCCCACGATCCGCGCGCCGATCGGCAGTTCCCCGAGCAGGATGCTGTCGCCCGTCGCGAGACCCGACGCCGGAAGCGTCTTGGTAAAACACATCTTGCGAGTGCGCCCACCCATCACCTGGCTGTTGTTCATGCCAGGCGGATTGGCGAGGATCACCGCCATCTGATCGCTGTTGAAGACCGTTGCCATGACTCGATACCTCGGCCCCTGTTCTTTTCGTCAAGGAGCCATTCAGAGTGGAGTAGAAGAAGACGCCGGGGGCTTGCGCCCAGTTTCCCCGGCGCCATGTCACGCTACGCCGTGCTTACGGCACGTCGCAGAGCACCTGGATGACCTTATTCTCCTGCATGCGCGTGGCGCCGAACATCGCGCGCGCGTACGCATACCAGTTGAACGACTTGTCCTCGCGCTCGGCCACCCGCGTGGTGATCTCGATGCCGGTCGCGTGGAGGATGCCGCTCTTCGCCCAGATGGGCACGGCCTGGTGCGTCGAGATGAGCCCGAGGCGCTCCGTGATCTTGAACTTGAAGCCCATGAAGGTGTCCACGTCACCGGAGACGAGGGCCTTGATGGAGTTGTAGTCGGCGCTCTGAACCTTCGTGTTGTTCAGAAGGTCCGACAACTGCCGGCTCGTGATCGCGCAATACCAGGGCTCGCGCCCCTTCTGGTTCTGGAACGAGAGCAGAAGGCGCTGGGCCTCGATGAGCTTCTCGATGGTGAGCCCGATCGAAGACCCACCGAAGTCCACCGCGATGATGTTGCCGGCCGGGAAGGTCGTGGTCGTTCCGCCGGCCTTGCCCGTGAAGGCATCACCGAAGAACGAGTTGATAATGACGTCATCCCGGTCTCGCGACAGCGCATCCACGAAGTTCTGCACGTAGATGTTGGTCGGATCGACCAGGGCCTGGGCCTTCTCGAAGGAGTCGAGGAAGTCGCCCGTGTGGAACTTGCGGAGCGTGACCCGACGCCGGGCGTGGGGCGTGTCGACCTGCGGGGAGTCAGGATTCTTCGTGAACACCTCGACCGAATTCGTGGCGCCGATCTGATCCCAGAACTGCTCCTCTGAGGACTGCGGCTCGTTACGGACGCAGTCCTTCAGGATGCTGCCCTGCTGCTGCAGGAGACGCTCGACGTTGCTGTGAAACTGCTTGACCAGGGCGGTCTCGAACTGCTGAGACATGGGGGAACCCTCGGACTTTCACCGAACGGTAAAAGTCATGGAATCGGTACGACTCGACTCGGAGGGTTGCCCGCCATGCGGACCCGCCTGGGCGTTGAGGTGGCCCCTCCCTCGACGGCTTACGTCGACTGCGACCGGACCCTCTCGGGCTGCCCGGTGCTGTCCT